GGCATTAGCAGTCGCTCCAGCAAATGTTACTGTTCGTTTGGTAATAATTCCTTCGTTAGTTATCGCCACTCGGTTGCCGTCACGATAAAATGTTTCACTAATTGTTGCCATAATTATTTCTCCTTTATAGTAATTTTAGTAACCTTCTCGTCATTTTTATCAAAGATAGCTTTAACTTTACCGAACAAATCGGAAAAATCATCTAAAAGAGTTGCTGCAAGCGGTTGTGACCATTCGGTAATCTTAAAACTGACCTTTTCGTCAGTATTAAACTCACACTGTCCCCGGATAAATGCTCCGTTGACTTCAAACTTAAACTCGTGGGTGTATTGATCTTGGGTCATAATTGGCCTCTTTTGTTAAGTTTTTTAAACTTTAAACGAAATTCGTTTAGTTTAATTAAGTCCTTTTCTTTTTTATGTTTATTATTTTTAATCTCGGACATAAATTTTAATGCTTCTTCAGCTTGTTCTTTTTTCACAATTAAATAAGGAAGTAGTTTTTCAATAAGTTTTTTTGCTTTCTGACAAGTACAGCCCCAAAATCCTAGGGGACGCCTATTTTCTCCATTTCTCCTAAAATAGGGCTGTTTATCTTTAATAAAAAACGGCCCACCAAACTCTTTTTGGAATAGTTTAGGAATCCTAAAATCAGTCATACCTATAGATACCTGTAAAATATAATAATTTCTTCTTTTATTATTACAAGTAAGACCTATGCTTCCTTCGCCATCAATAACTCCAGCCAAATAAGCGTAAAAACTTTCTTGGTCTACCATTATTTAATTATGTCAAAGAACGATGAGGAAATCAATCCCCATTGCTGGGGAGGAGATTGCTCCCCTCCCCAGGTTAATTCAATTTTTACGCTGCCCTATAAATTTCACCCGGTTCATTAGTACCATCAGTGTTGGTTTCACCAAAGTTGTGAACCATTCTCACTGTAGTCGGTACTAAGGCTGCTGTCCCATCTGCCTTAAATGTTACTGGGGTAGCTGACTCATTGACTTTACAGGAAAAGTAATTATTTGACAAAATTCCTTTGCATCCAGTCAAATCAAGATACCTGCCGACCGAACCACTAGAATGAGAGGGGACATCAACTGTAGCAAAGACATTGTTATTGATAACAAGACCAGTAACGCCTGATCCGTTGCCTAAATCAATATCGCAGTCGGTATCGGTATTGGCTGCCGAACCAAACCAGTTGTCCTCAATCACCACATCTTGCGGGACTGAAGAACTGGTGCCGAGCAAGGAAATCCCACCCAAACACTTATAGAAACGGTTACCGACAATTCTTGTCTGCCATGCTCCGCCATTGCTACTCCAGGCGATTGCCGCTGCCGCATTAGTATGACCTCTACCGAGGTTCTTAAAGTGGCAACCGGCAATGGTTGTCCCGAAAGCGACATAGGTAGTTCCGCCATCATCATTCAGATAAATACCTGATGCTCCACCATCGGTGGTCATTGAAGCACCGTTGAACCCAAGATTGGCGATAAAACAACCCGGAGCCCGGACATCCAAAAGATGTGTTGCCCCTGAACCTTTGGCAATCTGTGGCAATCCACCCTGGGAAAGACCACGAGATACACCAATAATAGACAAAGACGATTTATCGTTCGGGATAATAATCGTTTCTGCGTAGTCAATCGGGTCGGTCGCTAAAGCGGTAATCGTTCTGGCGGCCACGAAAATCGTGTCGCCTGCAGAAGCGGCGGTTACTGCCGACTGAATGTCGTTGTAGGCATCAGCCCAGGATTTTCCGCCTCCATCACCAGATTTATCACCATCAACAAACCAATAACCTTCGGTGTCGTTCATCATGGCCGCTGAAACCATATCCTGCGGATACCATTTGTGACCATAAGTCCCGACTGCCGGAAAATAATCACTTGCATGACCCATACATTACTCCTTTTTCTCTGCTGCTTTTTTAGCAGCTAAATATTCGCCGTAATCGGCATAATCAGCCAATTTCGGTTCTACTTTCTTAACTTCTTTCTTGGCTTTCTTAGCCATAAATCCTCCTTTTATGACAAGGGGGAGCCTAGCAAAGACTCCCCCTAATGTCCTTGCCAGTCTGGTCACTCCTGAATAGCCTTTAGGCATGTTCTCGTCAAGTGTAACTGACAATATTTAATTTTTAATCTATCGTCAAATGCACAAAACTCATTGTGCTATCAACCGAGGCGACTTCTCGTGAATAACCAATCACGATTCCGCCTTCTGCTCCAGTCTGCGGTTTCACTGAACCGGCTACGGCTGAAGAAGGCCCAATACCGGATGCTCCATTGCTGGAGTTAGTTCCAGTATCAAACAACGCTACGGCATCACCGCCTGACTGAATCCAGCCATAATAGCTGGCCGTCATCGCATACAAAGCAATCCCAACTGCACCACCGGTTTGAGTGGTGACTGGATATTGGATTACTCCGTTGTACGGGTTCTTCCGCACCGACACCTGTGAAGATGTAGTCAGAGCAATCTTAATCTTTCTATCAACCGTAAAGGTACAAGACCCTGTGGTTGATGTCTGAACTGTGTGCGACTTAATCCTGAACAACTGGCCAATGCCGGTTGAGGATTCCACACACAGCAACCCGTCATCAAACATCCCAGCAGTTACCGCTGTCCCGCCAAGGGTAACAGAAATTTCATCTGTCCCGATAGCTGCAGCAGTATTAACCGCCATACTGCGGAAATTGGTATCTTCCGCCGGTTCCTGCAGTAAATTCCCAGTAACGAGAGCCGAGCCACCGGCTTTTACATACCGATAGCGGTTCCCATAGGTGTCAACTCCCAATTGACCCAATTTATGCTGAGCGACAGAAGATTCCGTCCAAAGGTCTTGGGCGGCAATCAGCGTTGCTCCTGAGAGATTTCCCATATTTTTCTCCTAACTAATTATTAAATTCCTGTGATTCCAGTCAAACGGCCATTCCGTCTTGGCTGGGTCACAACTAACTGACCGATTACATACAATCTGCCAAGCATACCTGCTTGAGTCGGCATCATCTGCTCTTTCTGATGAAACCAACCGTTGTATTTAGACGGAGCCGCTGCCACCCCTTCAAGAGTGGAGGGTTCGCCTAAATCAACCTTCTCAACTGATCCGGCAAATTTGGCCGGTACTTCTGAACGACCATACCACTGAATGTATTTCTCATTCAGCATGAACAGATTTTGAGACGTGCAAGCATCATCCTTAAACATCGGGATACCCCGATAGCTTAAAGCGGTAAATCCTGCTGCACCTTTTAATTCTGCTCTTTTGACTAAAGAATCGCCACGAATGGCAACAGCATCATAGCCAACAGAAGAGTAATCTGCCCTAACAGAAGGAGCCAGTAGTTGTTCATATAAGCTCCAGACTGTCTTGGTCGTCCAAATTGAAGTCGGCTCTTCGCTGTTTAAGCCTGCGGCTGAAACCGCATCAAAAAGAGTCGCCATCTTGGATAAGCTAAGAGTCCCGCCCGAAGCGGTCCTGGTAGCATTCAAGGCGCTGTAAGTTGAACGGGACTGCCCACCGATTGTGGAAACATCAGTCGCATCATCAACAATTGCCCCTAACCCAAGAATCTGGTTACCTGTACCTGTCCCATAAGCAGCCGAACCAACTGATTGGACTGCTTCAGCTCCTGCTTCCTCAAACTTGAAAGTATCAAGCTTGATAGTTGCAGCCGGTCCCTGATTGGCAAAAGATTCAAGCATCGGCAATACAATCGGTTGAGAAAATGAGTTGTGTGCAAAACTCAAAGAGATTGTAGTATCCGAAGCGGCGCTGGAAAGCGTCTCAAGACCGGTAAACCATTCACCCAAACCACTATCGGTAATCTTGATAGTGAAATCCATCGTTTTCCCGACAAAAGGCTTACCGAAACCCATTGCCCTGGAAATATAAGTTCTGGAATTAAGAACGTTATCAACCACTTTCGCATAGAGCTTGCGTTCTGTGGTCGTATCAACCCGGTTTCCGTATTGAATACCAGAGTATGACATATCTTCCTCCTTATAAATTAATAATTACGGCTATAAAAAAAGACCACCAAAAGTGGTCTATTTAACCGTATAGCTTAATTATACACAAACAAAAAGAGTAATGTCAACTACCCTTGAACAATCTCCTCAAAAGATGGCCTGTGGATGTCTTCATAGGACCAAGAACTTTTACTCTCCGGCCTGACTACCCGCTTGGAACCGAAAACTGGTGCTTTCCAACCTGACGGTTTCTTATTGGCAAAGTGTTCATAATAAACTACTTTCAGGTTAGTTTCTTTCAGTTCCTTGGCTTTGGCAAAAATATCTGCTCTGGCTCTGATTCCAGGATCCTGTTGGTCCTCCGAGGTTAAGGTTTCTCCCTTGGCGAATTTTTCCGCTACCTTTTCATCCATCTTAGGCAACATCTCTTTATCTTCCATTTCCTTTAACTGTTTATCCCAATACTTGTTCCATTGCTTTTGCTTCTCCTCACTGGTTTTCTTTTCTTCAGCGGAAACTTTCGCTGCCGCTTCATCTCTAGCTTTTTGTTTAGCTTCAAAGTCTTTGACTGCTTGCTGACGTCCATATTCAGCTACTTCTTCATAGGACCTAGGGTTACGGTTTTCTTTTACCCAAGGAGCGGCATTTTCATCAACCGCCTTATCGCCGGATATTTTTCTGACAATCTCTTCTTTAGTGGCTTTCGTAGCTTTCTCAGCGGCTTCCTTAGCAACCTCATCAGTCACTTCAGCGATAATTTTTTCTGTCAGTTCCGGAGTAACATCGGCAATCACTTTCTCTTTAATCTGGGCGGAAATTTCTTCAGCGTCAACAGCTATCTTATTATCATCTTGAGAATCTGGCATAGGATTATTACACCTGTTATTTAGTAATTAGCCTATTATAACATATCATTTCAAGTATTTTTCAAATAAAGGCATCCCCTTACTTATTATATTATAATAATCTCCATTTGCCGGTTCATAAACATCAGTAAAATCTTTTAAGTTGCCTGTTTCCCTAAATTTCTTATAATATTCTGTCTGCCGTTGACGGTTACTACCTTTAGGCCCACGGTTTTCCTCACCGCCAATAGCGGTAATAGCATCTTCTATGGATTGCTCCCAAGATTGCGGGGAATAAAATCCAGCTACCTGGCTTCTGGCCCCCCAATTTAGAGGATTATTTTCCCTTGTGACATATTTTCCTCCAGAAGTTTCGGCAATAGCGATTTGCGGCAATAAAAATGGATATTTTTTGAAAATTGGATAACGCTCAGTCGCTTGGGCAAATTTATCAGCAAAACCAATTAATTCTGAAGCTGCCCCATATTCTTCTAGCCCTTTGATAATAGCGTTTTTAATATCATCAGTTGTAGTTGGTTGTGATGAATAAGATTCAATTAAAGGATTAACAAATTTTGGTTTTCTAAATAAACTTGCCAGAAAACCAAGTGGGTTGCCTCCACCAGCAGCCACTACCCTTACTTTTTTTTTATTTTTAGCAACAACCTTGACTTTCTTTTTCGCCACTACCTTAACAGGTTTAGAACCATATTTATCCGACCACCGTTGGGCGATTTTCGGGTGATGTACCCAAAGATAACGACGTTGCTTTTCCGACTGGAACGGCATATCAAATCTCCCGATGGAATGTCGGCGAGCCACCACCATAACCGGCAATCCAGTTAGCATGCGGAGTAAGCATGCTATTAGCCGGAGTCTCCAACGGGTTGCCGCCACCTTGAGACACAGGAGTTGCCACCGGTGTAGTTTGAGGTATTGCTTGAGGCGTTGCCGGAACCGGCTGTGCCGGGGCTGGTGTACCGGGTACTGGCATCGTCTGTAATTTTGCCGCCATATCCGCCGTACTCATTTTATCCACAAAAGTAAGTTTATAAAGTTCCGGAGCCAGCATAAAGGTCATCAACTTATTCGCCCGACCAACCGGGTCAGAAACGTCAACATCTTCATAAAACGTTATCGGGTCAATCAGTTTCATCCTAGCCATTTCAAAAGCTTCCTTTTTAGCCTGAAGCTTATCCACTCCGGAAGCGGAAACGATTACCTCCATCCCGTCATCAACCGTATCTCTGGTAATCCGCATCATCAGCGACTGCCCGTCTTTACCTAAAAGCGTCCGGGTGTGCTCAACCGTATAAAACAGCCGGATAAACTGCATTGCCCATTCAGCCATTTTCTGTGCCGCCGGGTTAATCATCTCATTAACCATGTCGTCAATCCCGCCGTAATCAGCCTCCCGCAAAATCTGGTTGGTCGTAGCCACATCGGTAGTCCTCTCCCCCCTGGTAGTGGAGTGGGTCTTCATCTTAGCGAAAGCCTTTTGGCGTTCCTGTTCTTGTTCTAGACCGAGTTGTGCCGGAGCCGGTGTGCCGGGAATAAAAGCATGAACCTTAGTCACATCCCCATCCACCAGAATATCCTCATCCGGATTATTCATATCCATTTCCTCAATCGTCTTCTTTTCAATTCCGCCCTCAGTGGAGAAAATATGTTTACCTTTAGCCCGGTCGTTCATCTCGGTAATCTGCTTGCCCCGCTTATTAACATTGTCCTGCAAGGAAATCACCTGCTCCAATGGTGAAGTTTCATCCAGAGGCATCTCGCCCCATTGGTCGTAACCCATGAAGATGTAAGGAAACTTTGGATCGGAGAAGTAATTGGAATAATACTGTTCGTAACCCATTCCAGGCATCTCGCCGAACATCATTTGCCGAAGTTCCTGTTCATTCGGTTGGCGTTTCTTACCCGCTTCCTTAACATAAAGCCTATTTTTACCCTCCCAGTCCCAATAGGGATTTTTTATCTTTTCCAAAATCAGCTTGCCGTATTTCCAGATAACGCCGTTAATCATCTGCCATTTCTTCCCACCGCTCTCGTCAGTCACCTCTTGCGGCCACTTAAACCAAACTTCCCAGATTTTAATCGGCGTCGCCATCTTTTTCTCCGTCTTATTATCTTCCTCAATTCCGCAAGCCCTTAACAATTCCGCTTCTTTCTTAGGAAACATCATTACCGCTTCTTTTATGGTCATCTCCACTTTCTCCGCCACAAAGCTCATGTCTTCCACATTATTGGTCGCCGCCGTATGGTCTAAAACCAGGTTATCCGGATGAACCACCTTAAAACGGTAATCGTCTTTTTCCGGGTCCCAAACCGCCTTAATCGCTCCCACCAGATAAACTGGCCAATGCCGGAAAGCCAAACCAAGCACTTGCCGGTTTTCAATTTTCCTGATGTCCGAGTTAACAATTTTAGTCAGGCTTTCCGCCGACTTTTTCTGCTCCGGAAGAAAATTGCCGGGCTTAACAATTAGGTCAGGCAAACGGCCAAGAGCAATCGGTTTAATCGTTCCCATTGACTCATAAATAATATTATCTATGTAACGGGCGTTGTAATATTTCAATTCTTTCGGGTCAACCTGCTGTCCGAACATATAATCACGGTTCGTTTTCCTGCGCTCGTCAATGTGTTTCTCCTGGTTATACCACTTAACCGAATTACTAATCCGGTCTTCTATCACCTGTACCAAAATTTGATCGTCAATTTCCAGTTTCAGCGGGTCGGCTTCAGATACCATTGTATCGGAAGAATCATCGTAACGCTGGTTGATTGGTGCGTCTTCGCCAAAAAAATTAGCCATAACTACAATAAGGCCACCCCTTCAAGTGGCTATTAATCCAATAAGTATATTTTATCATATTTAGACACTCTTTTTCACTACTTGGTGGAAAATATACTTAGTACGGCACTTTTTACACAATACTATTATCGGCAATTGCGACTCGGAAGTGCCAGGAATAATGGAAACAATATCGCCCCGGTACTGGATAACACCGTTCCGGCAAACCGGGCAGAAAAAAATCTGGATGTCCTTGGTTAAATTTTCCCTGAGCCAGACTGAAGTAAAAACATCGGCCAGGATATTGCCGTGAATCTCGTAATATTCACTGAAAGATACAACCATTAATTGTATTATACCACCTACAAAAAATCCCCCAGCCGAAACCGGAGGATATTAATAAATTATACACCTTTTTCAGACCGCCCGCCAGTCCCGCTGGCGCCGGTTGTGGCCGACAATAAAATCATCCGGGTTTATTCCCAACGGCAACCCCTCGTCGTTCACCTGGATTATCGGCCTGGCTTTTACCACCGCTTTTGCCTTTACCCCAGTGATGGCACTGCCAAATCCGCCGCTAGGAACCCACTTAATTTGCGTCAGACTATATCCAACAGCATCAAAACAGTGGTCTTCCTGGTGGGTTTCCACCTTTTCTACCCCCTCATCATAAACCAGTTGCGGCAAAGTCCGGATTAAGTTAACGCAATCGGCAGTAATCAACCAATAAGGTATGCCGTCCGGAGCCAAAGACAGCCAGTTATGGAGAGTGGCGACACGGGCGATGGTGTTGCGGGAACCCTTATCCAGAAATATCCACCTTTCCCCCCGGTTCTTTTTTTTCCATACCCGGTCAAACAGCCGGGAAATCGGCACCGAACCGTCGCTTTGGGGATTAAACATGGAGGCATCGGCCCAGCCCCGCTTAATCGTCCTGATTTTCGCCGTCTTCCAGATAATCCCCGCCCACTCGTCCGGATACTTTAAGTTGCCGTACCATTCCTGGTAGGTGACTATCCGGTTAAAAGTCTCGCCGTTCTCGGCTTTCATCGGCACGATTGCCGTAACATAGCAGGCAAAGGCCGCCTTTTCCGAATAACCCCAGTCCATGCCGACAATATGTTCAAAGTTGCGGCTGGGAATCAGCGGGCTGATAACGTGCCGCTCCCGCCTGAACTCGGAAAATATTTGGCCGCTGAAAACATCCCAATCGCCCTCCAGCCACGCCCGGCGCCTGTCTTCGGGCAGGGCCTGTAACCGCTTAATATAATCCGGATCGGCCTTCATCAGGGCCTGATTGTCGTAAACCTTGCTTTGGATAAAAGCATAATCGCCCGGATGCTCCCCTTCCTCCAGTTTCCTATCAATAAACAACCGCTTAATCCAGCCGTGGCCGACACCGCCTGGGTTGCCGGTTAACAGCATTGTCGGTTTAATATCCGACTTGGTCGTCCGGTTGGAAGCCCGCAGGATTTTCACTACCTCTTCCTCGTGCTGGGTCACCTCATCAATGGAAATATCCTCGTACTCCCGGCCCTGGTAGGTATAAACATCATCAGTAGTCTTCATATAGGAAAACTCGGTGATGGAACCGTTGGGCCAGAAAATCGCTTTCTCGCCCCGGTGGAACCAGCGGGAAGTTTCCGGGTACTCCACAAAGAACATGCGGATGTGGTTGGATAACAACTCCGGATAGGTCTTTCTGACAATCAAGCCTTTGGTTCCTGGGTACTTCAGCCGCCGGTACACTTCCCTGGCACGGATTAAAAAACTTTTCCCTCCGCCCCTAGCCCCGCCAAAAAAAGTAATCGGCGTTTCCATAGACTTGTCAAACGCCTCCCTTTGCTTAGGCTGGAGCTTTATTTCTATCCGCATCTTCCTTATTATACCCCACAATTACAAAATCTCCCTCCTAGTGCCTCAAAAAGGAGGGAGATACTTGGCCACTTTCGCAGCCGGGAGTACCTTAATTGTACCATGTTTTGTAATAAAAAGATATAGTTGACGGTAACTGCAAAACTTTACTATAATTAAAATACATGAAAGACATTTTATTCTTCCAATTCTATAAAACCTTACTACATAATTTAGCTATGCCGGGAGTTAAATGGCAGGGGCGAAAAGCCTGCCAGCCTCAACTTAGGCCATAAGCCTATTTAGGTTGACCAAAAGACGAAGTGGAAGGACTACCGCCAGGCGCTGAAGCGGCCTTCCCTCTCTCACTAAGGTGAGTTTTGGAATAGTCAGCAGGCTTAAACCGCCGGACACAAAAACCGGCAAAGCGGTTGAAAAGACGGGAGACCTATTATTCTTCTTGTGGAAAAAAGACGGAAAACTTTACAGTTAAAGAAAATACCTTCTAAGAAAGATACTTCTATATCAAACTGTATCAAGTACCGCTATTTTACTCCTGAAAAAATTTTTTAGGAAGAGATAAAAAAATGCGGAATACTTTGGAGGGGTATAAATAACTGGATACTTTGGAGGGGTGCAATACAGTCACTTTTTTCACCAGACAGGAGGTAACGCCACTTGACTTATAGCATTATACTATAAGACACTATGGTACTGTGGTGTAATAGCTTGTTATATCAAGCTAATACTCACTTATCACTACCTCAATACCTTCACCTCTTACGCCTATTGCTCTGCCACCAGTAGCACCTGTTCTACCCTTTAACTCATTGATGTATTTTAAGGTGTCAAGCTGTACCTTGTTATCCGGCTCTGTGCCGTACTTAGTAAGACGGACAGCGTCTAACAACTGTACCGCCTTCTCTGCCAACTTGTTATCCTTCAATCCCTTTTTCTCAAGTAACTTGACATAAGCGTCTTTTTTTTGCCTCAACTTCGTGCTGTTCCTTTTCAAGATATTCCCGATAGTAGAAATGCTTCCCACTCCCGTCTTCTCCTTTACCGCCCGATAAGTTTCACCCCTAGCAATCAACTCTAACACCTGTGCTTCAACTTTTGGCTTTGTTCGGTAATAATGTGGCCTCTGTCTTGTCTTTTTGGCTGGTGTTTTACCCTCTGTTATAACTGGCACAATGTTATCCGGCATAAACCTATTATATCACTTTATGGCCGGAAAACCTTAAAAACTGGCTTTTTTGGCTGGGGCGGGAAAAAAACGGCTTCGTGTAATGCGTTACAATGCGTTTTTCTTACTCCGGCATACATAGTAACCGCTGAAAAAAACCTGGAATGGGAACGATAAGTCAATACTTCGCTTGACATTTACCTTTTTTTTTGCTATGCTTTTTTTAGTGCCTATGAACTACGCAGAAATTAAGACAAGTGTTAAAAACCTAAGCGGCTGGATTGACTTCTTCGCCCCTGTTGACCCTGTAGCCAGAGAAGCGGAACTAATGACTATAACTGAAGCGGAAAAAGCGGTTAACTATCCCTCTGTTTTACCTAACCATAAACCAAACAACATCTATTCAATGCCGTTTTAATATGCCGGATTATAACCAGAACCAAAAATTTACTCAATTCTTTTACTCCCTTGAGGATAATCCTTTATTAAGACTACCCCTGACAATCGGGGCTGATCCAGAATTGGAACTACAAAATCCCCTTACTGATGAATTTATCCACGCTTCTACAGTTATCTCTGATAACCACAATGACCAGCCTTTTGGGCTTGACGGGGCAAGCTCAACCGCCGAGTTAAGACCTGAACCAGCCCAAGACCCTCTTACCTTAACTGATAACATCTACTCCATCTTAAAAAATTATTCCCGATTAAGTAGTTTTAATAAAGTTTATGACTTGCGCTTTCAAGCCACAAGCCACAATTTAACTTTAGGCGGTCATATCCATTTAGGCCACCTGTTATTAAAAAGCAATCTTACCTCAATAACGGACAGGCTTAAAGTCCAACCCTTGCTTAATTTTAATCCAATCAAACAACTCATTATGGATTATAAAAAAAATTTTTCGTCTTATTCGTCTGTTTTTATCTCTCTCTCTGCTAGTGAAAACCCCCACAGTGTACAGGTAGAAAACCACCCTAACTTGCCGGATCCTGAAGAAAACATCTTAGAGGACTTTTTGCGGGACTTTAGTTTTACCCGCAGAAATAAAATAATTGAACTGCTAGATAATTTTCTGTCAATTCCCCTGTTGTTTTGCGAAGTGCCGTCTGAAGCTAAATTCCGCAAAAGAAATGGGTATGGTGCTCTAAATTGTTCGCGATCCCAAGACCACGGTTTTGAATACCGCACGCCACCAAGCTGGATTAGTGAACGGAAATTGACCGAAGCGGTTTTATGTTTAGCTTATAGCTTGGCTAGGGATAGCCTGTTAAAAAATTATCAACCAAAAATGAGCCTGGTAACTGATTTACCTGGATTTAATGACTTGTTCCGCTGTCATTACTCTGGCTTAATTAAGCCGTTCCTCAAGCCGATTATTAAAGAAATCCGCACCAATTTGCCAAGCTATAAACTTTACAGCCAAAAAATTGAGTACTTATTAAAAAACGCCAGCCACGATAAACCTTTACTAATAACCGAGATCAAAGAAGGCTGGAATATCCCTTCTAAATTGACAAAAATTTTACGCTTGCTTAGCTTAAAGGAATTAAACCAAAAAATAATCCGTACCCTGCCCAGATTAAAAGACTTAAAAGTAACAGCCGGACAAAATTTAATAGAGCCTAACAACGATTTTATGGTAGCGGAAATTGCCGGAAACCTTAATAAAAGTTTTCACCACATTTTCCCTTCTTTTCATTATTCTTTTATTAAACCCACCTTACTTAAAGGCAATAGCCAAACAAAAGGCGGATTGTTAAACATCTGGACACAGGAATTTATCCCCAGCAAGCGGAGAAAATTATTAAAAAAATGTATTGAGAAAATCTTACCTCTTTTTTGTTAT